CACCAATCCACCAATAAAATCCGTCACGACCAAAAATATTATCATTCATGTTTTTTCCTTGCGATACGAGTCTTTTACAACTTCCATGATCATCATGTGTTTAATCAATGTTATTTTATGCCGTATGGCAGTCACCAGATAAAATCCACTGAACAACGGATCTTCACCAGTCTTGGCTTTATCGCTCTGATCCTTGGGCTGTGCATCTGGATAGGTTATGTAGACTATGCTGCCAACCTCAGCATCGGTGCGACCTGGTACGGTGATCACCATCTTGAAATTGCCCAGCTCATTCAAAGTACTGATTCTGCGGGGCAGAGTTTTATCTATGATATCATTGGCATTGGTTTCTGCGTCATTGAATAATTTTGCGTGTTTGGGATAAAACTGCGTTAAACTACTAGGGCCGCGTAATGTAGTGCTGTTGAATGGAGCCAGTGCTCCAGACTTGGAAATGTCTTCTAGATGTTTATATTCACCATAGCTGGCAACGTGATCGTAATCAATTATCTCATATTTTTTAGATATAACGTCCAGGGTAACCAGACGATTGGCATAATAACCATTGTTGGTATTTTTAAAGGCATTGAAGGTTTCAACAATCTCTAACTCTTCAATCTTTCTATATTCCTTTTCCACGTCTTTTACATAGTTGCCCTGCTGATCCGCAGAAAGGTTGTTGGGTACGTAGTTATATTCATAGTATATGGACTTATCATTTACTGCCATTTCAATTATGCGTTCAATGTTGGCGAAATAAAATGCCTGGGTTGTTTCATAGAACAAGTATGCCGGCGATTTCAATCCCTGCGGCAAGGATCGACTGGCCAACCAGTTGATGCAGTGTGTGGCATGCCAACCCGGACTGGTAAACGATATTTCATTGTCGGCTTCACCAACAACGATCAATGGCGTAAAATCTTCTTCGTTGCCGCCCACGCGTGGCACTGCCAGCCGCTCTTTGTAGATGTCCTGCACAATCTTGGACACCGGACCCTTGTAGTGGGAGTACACTGGCACCAGCATGTCAATGAACAATTCAATGCTGCAAAAGTGCAGCAGATAACTTTGTGTTCCAGTATCCTTGAGCACCATGCGATCCGTGATGCTGTAGACTTTGAAGGTCTTGTAAATTATCTGTGGCAGGCCAGGTGTGACAATTTTCAATTTAATGTATTCATTGCCAACAATGGGAAACCTGCTGGCAAAATTACCGGCATCGATCAACATGATGTTGCCATACAAACCATTTTTAAACATGTCTTCAAAAATGTTGATTTCTGCTATGAGCTGTCGAATATCAAGCTGCTCGTTGTTGTCTTTGACAATAATAGCTTCTTCAACTTTTACATCACCAGCGGTTTGAACGCCATCCTTATTATCGTTGGCCATTTATACTTCCAGTAAAACTATTGACAAAGGTTGGCAAAAATTGTGGTTTGATAACACTGATGCGCCGTTTGGCTTCATTGATCTCTTCTTCATATTGAAAATAACTTATGGGGTACTTGGTTCCAGCATAGCTGCTATGCACCACATCGCCATCATCGTTGATGTAGTGTTTTGTTTCATCGACATTTTCAATGTCGTATTTACGTCGTATAAAGGTTCTAAGATCGGGATTGCTTAATGGCCAATCAAATCTGGGATCAATTATTTCGTTGGTCAGCAGTATGACCCAATGATAATAACTTTCATTGTAGAATTTATCGGCTACAATTTCCGGTGTTTCTCCATCCAGGATATCATAGTCGTCATAGAAGGTACTGGTTAGTAAATTTTCATCAAAAACTCGTACGCGTCTAAAGATATCGGTCATGGAAAATGTAGTTTTACCACCGTCCAGACTATAGTTTACTGCTGGAAATGATTTAAAATACATATTAATATCCCTTGTTTATGCGTTCTTTGGTCAAAGTTTCCAATTCAACGAATCTAAGTTTCATGTTGACTTCAGCAGGATAACTTGTTATGTTTTTCTTTGGATTTGACCCATCCAATCCTTTGGCTGGTACCAGACTGGCGAACTGCTGACCACCGTAGTCCACTGTCATGTTTTGCAGCACACAGGTGCTGATTCGGTGCACAGTATGGTTCATATCTCCGCTGAAATAATATTCTATGTTGAAGGTGCTGGGATAGATGTAGAACAAACCGCCGCCAGCCAATTCTGGATGCATGTGAAATTTAAATTCTTCGATAATCTCCCAGACATTTCTAGATTCTTGCAAAGATCGAGGAACAAATTTATAATTAAAATCAAAGGTACGAGGGTCCACACTTTTAAATACCTGTTCGCGGAAAGGGTTCATGGCTGTGCCTGTACCTATGCTGGCCAGAGCTTTTATATCCAGATCCGTGGCACCTATGGCATTGGTTATGCCGGCGGGAATCTGAGCCACGTTGAGCAACATAGCGCGCATGGCTTCGCCGCCGGCTTCCTTGTAGCCGCTGTCCACTGCTGACGAACCACCGGCTATAAATCCAGCCAGGCTGCCCATGTCCTGTTGTTGATAATTCACACCATAGGATACACTGGGCCGTTCCTGTACTGCCAACATAATGGCAGTGCTGGTACGAAATGTCTTGTCGGGCTCAAAATAATTGGCTGCTACTGCGCCAGCTGTACCTCCAGCAATTAGACCACCCAAGGTGCCAAGAGCACGCACAGAACTGGGAACATTTTTAGCAAACAATCCAGTTAGTTTACTGGTGGCACTGGCACCCATTTTAGCTCCTGCAGCCACAGCACCTACGGTCAATATTCCATTGGTGGCTTCGCCCACACGTTTGGGATCCATGCGTTGTTCAGCGCCGGTCTGAATTTCTACGGTTTTATAGTCTTTTTTAAATTTACTCTTGCCACGAACATTGATGTAGAATACCAAAAAGTGCTGCAGATCCGGGCCAGCGTTTGCGTCTCCGGTTTTTTCTGGATAGACATGTTGTTTAACATTGTATTTAAACAGTTGACCTTCGGGTGTGCGCACCACACCACCCTGGGCATTGAACTCGGTTGCATTGGCTCGGTCAGCACTAAAAATACCATTCTTAGAACCGCCTTGAGCGTTGGTATCAGCCATAAATAGTTTTACTCCGTGTTTTTATATTTCTATGTACACTCGCCAGACCTACAAAGGACGTTATCGCATCATCAATGCCAAGAAGTACATTGGCGATCCCACACAGATTGTTTATCGCAGTCTGTGGGAATTGAAGTTCATGAAATGGTGCGACAACAATTCCGCTGTGCTGGAATGGGGTAGCGAAGAGATCATTATACCTTATTTATCGCCCGTAGACCAAAGAATACACAGATATTTCGTGGATTTCTATGTCAAGATACGCAACCGAGATGGCAATGAACAACGCTATCTCATAGAAATCAAACCAGCCAAGTTTGTGCAGCAGCCCAAAAAGCCAGCGCGCATCACTCCACGTTTCATCGAAGAAGTTCGTACCTGGGGCGTGAATCAAAGCAAGTGGAAGTCGGCTACGGAATACTGCGAGAATCGGGGCTGGCAGTTCATGATACTTACGGAAAACGATTTGAATCTTGATAAATAATATCATGGCAACCTATAATCCCTTCAGAGAACTCACCGTACGCGCCGGCGATGTGCAGCGCAGCGTAAACTGGTATCAGACTCAGGTTAAGAATCTGCGGGGACTGAACAGCAACGTTACTGGCATGATGAGTGGATCTGCAGGCCTGCGCAGTCGTGTATATCCTGGTGGGCTATATCTGTTCATGTACGATGCCAAGCACAAGGACACTCTGCCCTACTGGGATCAGATGCCCTTGGTGTTTCCCTTTAGGTCCATCAAGGGCGGCTTCTATGGACTGAACCTGCACTATCTGCCCTATGGTATTAGATTCAGACTCATGGGCGCCTTGCTGGAAGTTACACATCGTCACAACGATCCACGCATGCGTGCGCAGATCAGCTGGAACATCTTAAATTCAGGATCAAAGTTTCCCGGCGTGGGTGCCTGTGTTAAGCATTACTTAACAGACCATGTCAAGAGTCGTTTCATGGACATACCACATGATCAATGGTTGGCAGCCAGCATGATGCCCATAGAACGATTCCAGGGCGCAGCAACCCAGACTGTCTGGCGAGACAGCAGAAAACACATCTAAGGAAAGAACATGGCATATCAATTAATGCCCAAAGCGCAGTATGGTTTGAGTGACATCATGGCTGAGATATCTGATCGTGGCATGGCTAAGCCCAATCGCTATGAAGTTAATTTTACCGTGCCGGCCTGCGTGCAACAATTCAGTGTAGATGAGTCGCTGAGTCTGAAGACCAGTGGCGGCAGATATCGAACACAGAATTCCATAAGCAGTCGCATCGGCGCCAGACTCAGCGTATTCTGTGAACAGGTGTCGTTGCCGCCCACGCGCATCATCACCACCAGACAACAAATTTTTGGACCACCTAGTTTTCATCCCATAGGCGCAGACTACGGCGGCGACAATCTTAGCATGACCTTTGCGCTAGACAAATGGTATACTGTAAAAGAATTTTTTGACATCTGGGTCGACGGCGTTGTTGTGCGTACTGGACGGTTCACTGGTTGTGTGCATTATCCTGAAAACTACATGTGTCAGGGCCTGACCATTACACAGTTGGATGAAGATGATCGAGCACACTATACCGCAGTGTTTGAGGATGTATTTCCCATAGCCATCAACCCCATTAGTCTGGGCTATGACATGACCAATCAGGTTACTAAAATGTCGGTTACATTGTGCTATCGACGCTGGCGAAGCATGAGCATGACCACCAGCAATCAGCCACCATCAGATACACCGAGAACTCAACAGGTGGCGGGCAGCAGAAATTCGCGCGGTACAGCAAACAACAATCGAATAGATAGTAGTCGACTTAGTTCAAACGCTCGCGCGGCATTGAAAGTATAACACACCAAGGAGAATTGAATGTCTTTACCATTGCTTACAACACCCAAGCATCGAATTGAATTGCCCAGCACTGGCGAACGGATAGAGTTTCGTCCATTTTTAGTCAAAGAACAAAAACTGCTGCTCATGGCCACCAATGGCGGTGCTGATCAGCAAATTTCTGCACTCAACGAAGTTATACACGCCTGTACCTTTGGCAAAGTCAATGCAGAAAAATTACCGGCTTTTGACGCTGAATTTTTGTTCTTAAATATTCGCGCGCACAGCGTAGGAGAAACTGTCAACATAGTTCTGACCTGCAGCTGTGAAGCCAAGCAGGATGCCAAGCTGGATGTGACTTCAGTCAAAGTAGATCGCAAACCAGAACACAGTAAAACCATAGATGTTGACAACAATGTCAGCATTGAGATGCGGTATCCCACGCTGACGGATCTTAGCACCATGCAGGCAGAATCCAACATAGACAGCATCATTAATTTGATTGCCGGCAGCATAGACAGCATCTGGGAAGGCGATGAACGCATTGCTGCCCAGGATTACAGTGTAGCCGAACTCGTAGAATTTGTAGAAAATTTAAACCCAGCTACACTGGACCGTCTAGAAAACTTCTTTGTTACCATGCCCGTGTTGCGACATGACATGGCGTGGGACTGTAAGGAATGCGGAAAACACAATGAAGTCGTCATGGAGGGTATGAACAGTTTTTTCGCCTAGTCCTTTCTCATGAAAGTTTGTTTAGTTACTATCAGACAAACTTCAATTTAATGCAGTATCATAAGTATAGCTTGTCTGAATTGGAAGACATGATGCCGTGGGAAAGGGAGATCTATATTATGTTGTTGGTAAATCACTTAGAAGAAGAAAATCAACGTTTACAACAACAAGGAGGCCGATAATGGCAGCTGGAACTACTAAAGAAGATTGGATGCAGAATAAATGGCGTCCTGCCATGGGCTGGATGTACATGGTCTGTTGCTTGGCAGACTTTGTAATTTTTCCGGTCCTGTTCACCCTAGTACAATTCTGGGAGACCGAAGCAGCCAATGATGCGTTTCGTCAATGGGTGCCCATAACGCTGCAGAATGGAGGCTTCTTCCATATTGCCATGGGCGGTGTGTTGGGTGTGTCGGCCTATGGTCGCACCAAGGAAAAGATTGCTGTAACCGAGACATCGGCCACCAGCAAGGACGATGATGACAACCGAGTATACACACCCAAAGAGTAAACCATGGCCAAGAAATCCGAACCTCTAAGTCTGGAAAGTCTGCTGGAAGCTCAGCAGCGAATGCTTACAGCCAGCAATCTATCCGAGGAACAGCGTAAGCGAGCCGAGGATCAGATTGCCAAGCTCGAAGAGCTGCGCAAAGCTACCACTGAAACTCAGGAAAAGCAGACCGAGGTTGTGGAACAGGTCAAGGTCATGACCAAACCCAAGGGTGATTCTAAAAATGTCACCCTTGGCGACGTGCGTACTGAACTCAAAGAAATGCGCAAGGATCTCAAGACCTTTGCAGGCAAGGATCTCAAGACCTTTGCAGGCAAGGATCCCAATCCATCACGTAAACCCCTGTTACGCCAACGTGACGATGTAATCGATGTCGATGCCAAGGAAGTACCAGAACAAAGTCTGAATGCACAGCGCGAAGAACGTGCCGGCAAACTTAGCAACATCGGCGCCACCTTGGGTGAGAAGGCCGAACTGTACCAAAAGGGTGCAGGCAAAGAAGTCACCATGGCCAAGAACACCGAAGCCTTTGAACGCTTCGTGGCCGAGACCAAAAAGAAAGACGAACTGCTAAAAGATGCCACTGACGATCAAATCAAGTTATTTGAACGTCTGGAAGACACACTAATTAAACTGCGTGACTCTGACGCCAAAGACAGTGCAGAGCTACGCAAAGAGTTGGCCAAGATTGCCGGCGAATTAGAAACCACGGGCGATACTGCAGCCAAGAGCAAAATTGGCGGCGTGCTGGAAAATACACGCAATCGAGCTCGTAGCGGTGCGCGTGGCGATGCTGGTACTCTGGGTGATGCCTGGAGTGCACTCACAGGCAAACAGAAAGTATTAAAAGAAGGCTATGAATTTGATCCGCGCATGGGCGAAAATGCAGTACGCAGAACCAAGGACAATGAATTAGGTAAAGCAGGCAGACTGGCTCAGAAAGGCGAAGTAGTCAGCATGGGTCGCATTGCCGGCGCAGCTAAAATTGCCGGTAACTTTTTCCGTGGCAAGGTTGAAGACTATAATGCTAAAAATGCCAGCAATCTGGGCAGTGACTTTCTGGATCGTACCTTTGGTGGCAATCGACTAGAAGAAGATCGAGCCAGGCTAGGTGCGCGCGCCGAAGCACTGACACAGAGTCGCGGCGGTCAAACTGCTGCATCACCAACGCCAGTACCTGCGGGTCGTGGTCAGCCCATGGCCATGCCCAAGAGCGGCGCCATGAACATCACCGCCACAGTAGTAAATCTACGTGGCCCGTTGAAGTTACCAGCATCCGGAGGACCTGGTTGGTCCGCAGGCAATACCGGCGCTGGTGGTGGCAAAGACTGGCCACCTAAACCCACAGTAACAGCCACTACGCCGGCGCCCATGGCGGCGGCGGCCAAGCCCGAAGAAGAAACCGGGGGCGGACTGGGTTTAGGTGACATAATGCGCGGCGGTGGTAGACTGTTGGGACGTGCCGGCAGCGGAATAATGAGTGCGGGTCGAGGCGCACTAA